AGGATAAATAATATATAGCCAGCCCTGAGGCTGGCGTATTAGCCAGGCTTGGTGCCTGGCATATAATCAATATGGCTCGCTTGCGCGAGCCTAATATATACTTGATAAGGACTTTGACAATATGGCAGCAGGTAGTGGAGACAACCATCACTTTGCCCAGAAGCAGAAGAAGAACCAAGAGGCTTACCTAGCACTCATCAGCAATGGTGTAGGTGTATCAGACGCAGCCAAGGCTGCTGGGGTAAAACTTCAAACGGTCTATACCTGGCGAGCCAGAGACAAAGCCTTCAGTGACCGTGAGAGGGATGCTCGCTCGGTTTACGAGAAAGCCCGTGAGCGTGGTGCTCACTCAACCTCTACTATAGAGTTCGAGGACTTCTCAGAAGAGTTCCTCAACATGAAAGTTTACCCCCATCAGCGCAACTGGGTAGATATTCTTGAGGGCAAGCAACCTTCCTGGCTACACCCCAACATGGTCTTCCAGCAAGCCAGCCCAAATAGGCTTCTAGTAAACGTGCCCCCTGAGCACGCAAAGTCAACCACAATCACAATCAACTATTGTGTCTACAGAATCTGTAAAGACCCAAACACTAGGATTATGATTGTTTCTAAAACACAGAATTCTGCTGCTAAGTTCCTTTACTCAATTAAGCAGCGATTAGCACATCCCCGCTGGGCAAAGTTACAGGCTACCTTCGGCCCTGCAGGTGGATGGAAACAAGATGCTGACCAATGGAAAGCCAACAGCATCTACCTAGGCACTGAAGCCCGTGACTCGGACCAAAAGGACCCAACAGTTGAGGCTATCGGTATAGGTGGCCAAATCTACGGTGCACGTGCGGATTTAATTATTCTTGATGACGTTGTAGTTACCAGCAATGCCCATGAATGGGCTAAGCAACTTGACTGGCTACAGAAGGAAGTCATTACCCGTCTTGGTAAGAATGGTAAACTTCTAATAGTTGGAACACGAATTTCGTCTAACGACCTCTATCGTGAAATCCGCCAACCCGAACATTGGCAAGGTGGGCAGTCTCCCTTCACATACTTAGCAATGCCAGCGGTCCTGGAGATTACAGATAAACCGCAGGATTGGGTTACGCTCTGGCCTAAGTCTGACCGTCCTTGGGATGGTGAGCCAGATACAGAACCAGATGAGAATGGGGACTACCCTAAATGGGATGGACCAACGTTATTCCAGCGCAGGTCTGAAGTAACTCCTAACACTTGGGCTATGGTGTATCAGCAACAAGATGTTGAGTCTGATGCAATCTTCCCATTAGTGTCAGTTAATGCTTCTATCAATCGTATGCGTAAGGCTGGACCTCTCAAGCAAGAAGGCCAGTTCTACACCATCATGGGTCTTGACCCTGCTATGGCAGGTAAGACCGCAGCGATTATGTACAGCATTGACAGGATGACTGGTAAGCGATACGTGCTAGATGCTTACAACATGAAAGACCCAACACCTGGCAAGATTAGAGATTTGATTTCTCGCTGGATTGACATGTATCAACCAGCAGAGGTTAGGATTGAAACTAACGCTCATCAGAAAGCCTACGCTTTAGATGAGGACTTCCGTCAGTTCCTAGCAGTTAAGGGTGTTAAGTTCTCAGGCCAGTTCACTGGTAACAATAAGTGGGACACTGGCTTTGGTGTGGCTGCCATGTCAGACCTGTTTGGTACTGTTAACAATGGCAAGCATCAAAAAAATAATTTGATTGAACTTCCTGCTGCTGACAATGAGCACTTCAAGGCTTTAGTAAATCAGTTAATTACTTGGTCACCCGACACAAAGGGGCCAACCGACTTAGTTATGGCACTATGGTTTTGCGAGATACGTGCCAAAGAAATAATGAAGAAGAATCAACAGCGGTCTTATCACACAGGTGACCGTTGGAGTACACGGCAAGCATACGAATCTCAGTCCATAGTCAACCTTGACGAGATGAAGTATCAGCCCAATGTCATCTATATGTAAAGGCGAATAATGGTTTTAAGCATAAATGAAGTAGCGAACAAGGTAGAGAACCTCAAGAGACGCTACGCTGCACGTGATACCCGTATGGGTGATGTGCTACAAGTTCGCCGTGGCGAAATGACTAGCCTATTTGGTGATTACTTCCCAGAGGGTATGTCCAAGCCAATGATTGCTAACTTCATTGATGTTGCTGCTAGAGACGTATCTGAAGTTCTAGCACCACTGCCTTCCTTTAACTGTGTTCCAAGCGATACGACTAAAGACCGTGCTCGCAACTTTGCTGACAAGCGCACAATGATTGTCAACAACATAGTACAGACTTCCCGTTTACAAACTCAAATGTATACGGGAGCAGACTGGTACATCACATTTGGTTTCTTACCAATTGTTGTAGAACCAGATTATGATGAGCGATTGCCTCGCATCCGAGTAGAAAGCCCTTTGGGTGCTTACCCAGAATTTGACCGCTACGGACGGTGCGTGTCATACGCGAAACGCTACATGAAAACAGTTGGTGAATTAGTCATTGACTTCCCAGAATACGAATCAAAGATTATGGGTGGACAAAGAGAATTTGCTGACTTAAATGCAATACTAGAAATGATTCGCTATGAGGATAAAGACCAAATTATTTTGTTCTTGCCTTCTCGAAAGAATCTAGTTCTTCAGCGTACTGAGAATCCAATTGGTGATTTAACAGTACGTATTGCTCGTAGACCAGGCATAGATGAAGAACCACGTGGTCAATTCGATGATGTACTTTGGGTGCAACTAGCCCGTGCACAGTTCGCCACTCTTGCAATGCAAGCAGCAGAGCGTAGTGTCCAGGCACCTCTGGCTTTGCCAGATGATGTTGACGAATTTGCTTTCGGCCCAGATGCAATCATTCGTTCGCAACGCCCTGACCTAATTAGACGAGTAGGATTAGATTTACCTACCGCTGCATTTACTGAGCAAAATATTTTGGAGCGTGAGATTCGTCTTGGCTCACGTTATCCAGAAGGCCGTACAGGAAGCATTGACGCAAGTGTAATCACTGGTCAAGGCGTACAGGCTCTTATGGGTGGCTTTGATACTCAAATCAAAACAGGACAACAAGTTTTGTCTGACACGTTTGAAGATGTTCTTTCTCTATGTCTTAAGATGGATGAGAAACTCTTCGATGATGAAAAGACAGTTCGTGGTACGCACCAAGGTGCGCCATATGAAATTACCTACAAGCCTGGCAAGGACATCAAAAGCGACTATCACGTACAGGTACGTTATGGTTTGATGTCTGGACTAGACCCATCTAGGGCACTTATATTTTCACTACAGGCATTACAGGCTGGCTTAGTATCTAAAGACTTTGTTATGCGTGAACTTCCTTGGTCAATGAATGTTGGTTTAGAAACACAACAAGTTGACATAGAAAGATTACGTGATAACTTAAATGGTGCAATTAGTGCCATGACTCAAGCAATACCTGCAATGGCTACTCAAGGACAAGACCCATCTGACTTAGTAGAAAAAATTGCTAAAGTTATTGATGCTCGCAAGAAGGGCACTACTGTGGAAGACGCAGTGCTTGGTATCTTCAAGAAAGAAGAACTAGAGGCCCCTGAAGTAGTAGAGCAACCACAGATGTCCCCAGCGGTTGAGCCAGGTGCCCCTGTAGAAGAAATCCCACAAGAACAGATGGGTGCTCCAGGTGAGGCTGCTCCTGCTGGGGCAACTCCTCCACCAGATATAGCGGCAATCCTAGCGCAACTAGGAGGATAGTATGACAACTATAGTTGCAGTAGAGTCTAAACACTTGGCAACAATAGTAGCAGAGTCATACACTACCTATGGAGATAGGCCTTACTACCATCCAGATGTAAAAAAAATTACTAAGTCTGGTAGTTGGCTACTTGCAGCATCTGGTGATGCTAGGGCCTGTGACATTATTACTAATGTTTGGAAGCCCCCTTCACCTAGAGGAAATAAAAACTTACATACTTTTGTTTCTACTACGGTAATCAAAAGCCTTCGTAAAATCTTATCTGAGAATGAATACACTCAGCAACCTAAAGATGATGGTTTTGATTTGCTAATGATATCAAACGGGCAAGTGTTTCACATAACAAATGATTTTACATTATTAAAAAGCATTAACGGTTTGTACGGGATTGGCTCTGGTTCTGCATACGCACTAGGTGCGATAGAAGCAGGAGCGGATATTGTGCAAGCAGTACGCATAGCAATTGAGTTAGACATCAATAGCGGTGGACCAATTCAAGTTGAAATTTCAGAAAGGACAAGCAATGGCACCAAGTAAAGGCAAACCAGTATCTGGTCCAGGTCGCTTGTCTCAGCGTACTGACTTAAGTCTTGCTCGCAATGTTTCTCAGAACCCAACTCAAGGCGCAAAAGAAATACCGAGTGCTAGATATGGCGAAGGCAAAGAAACATCCGAATTGCAAAAGGCTGCACCAATGAGGGGTAATTCAGTTAGAGTTCCTAACGTACCCATTGCTCCACTAAGTGGACCATCAATGCGACCAGAAGAACCTGCAGAAGTAGGTATGCCATTTGGTGCTGGTCCTGGTCCAGAAGCATTAGGACTTCCTGTACAGCAACCAAATATTGCAAATGAAATGATTACAATTAAAAAGTATTATCCTATGTTAGATAATATGGCCCGTCAAGAAAATGCACCTGAATCATTTAAGATATTTATGCAAGCGGTGCGTGGGAGACTTACGTGAGATTAGCCAATAACATTGCAGCGTTTGTAAATGTTCTTGGCGTTGAATATCCAGGAACTGTATTTGAGTTAGCAAATTTTCCTTGGGAATCTGACAAAGAACGTGACTTGTTTATTTATGAAATTTCTAAACTTAATTCTGGTGAGCAACAATGAGTTTTTGGGATGACTTAAAAAACGCTATTCTTAAACCAGTTAGAGGTATTACGTCTGCAATTGGTGCAGGTCCAATGAGCACTGCTCAAGGATTTACCATATCTCAAGCAGCACGAACTGGCGCACCTGATACAATTACAAGTCGCATAGGCCAAAAACAACTTATTGATGTTTCAGCCCCTGCAGGTGCTGCACTACAACAACTCGCTACCCCTTACCGTGAATTGATTGCTGAGCCTCTTGTAGCAGCATCGTTTGAAGGTTTTGGTCGTGGTGCTAAAGAATTTATTGAAGGTTTACCTGGCGATTTTGGAATTGAAGAATCAGAAGTTGCTCAGTATGTTTCTCCAGGTCAGGCTCTTGTTCGTGAAATAGGAGAATTAATACCTACTGTTCAAGCAGTAGACAAAGTTGATTTTACAAATCCTGAAGACGTACAAAACTTTTTTAGTAAAGGTGCACCAAAGTTTTGGTCTGGAACTGCTGACTTTGGATTTACTATTGGATTAGACCCATTTTTACTTTCGGGTAGAGGTGTGCAAATAGGTCGCACTAACATATTACTACGACCAATTAAAAATGAAAAAGATGTTAAAAGAGTAGTATCAGAAGTTGACCTTGCAGTTGCTGGAGAACCTTCACCACTTAGACCATTAATTAATTCTATTATGAGTGATGATGTTACATCTGAAGCAGACATCCTTGCAAGTGGTTTATTTTCATATGCAACTAAACCAGTAGATTTAGCAACAACACTAATAGAGGCTAAGGCTGTAGGACGTGTAGCAGTTGGCGATGTTCTTAAGGCTGGCTTTGGTGATGTTGCATCTATTGAAAAAATTACTAATCAATTCTATGCTGCCCGTAAAGCATTTTTAGAAGCAGAACAAATTCCATCTTGGATT